AAAGTCATATTTATCTATTTTTTCACCTAACCCGCTTCCCTGCATATATGCTGCTGGGCCTACTAAAATAACTTTCTTGCCTGTTAATTCTTTAAGAAAAGCGGTATCGTGTTGCCAGCCGTATTCCTGTTTTAATATATTATAGTTTGGTTTTTCTACTGGCTGGTTATAACCGATAACTTGTTTATAATTAGTCCGCATTTATATTTATCTCCATAAACTGTGATAATTGCATTACCTTATCTACTAATTCAGTAAACTGGTGAAAAGATAGTGCTTGGTGTCCGTCACATTTTGCTTCGTCTGGTTTATCATGGACTTCTACTATTAAACCGTCTGCCCCAGCCGCTATTGCTGCTAATGATAATGGAATAATTAGATCAGTTCTACCTGCTGCATGGGACGGGTCAACTATCGTCTGATGACCTTTTTGTTTGAGCGCAACCACCGCTGAAATATCCAATGTATTACGGGTGAACGTCTCAAAAGTTCGTATTCCCCTTTCGCACATAATTGTGGTTCCCTGTTTGCAATAATATTGTCTTTCTTTTTCGATATAATTATATGCGTTTATCCATTCTGCTTCTAATAGTGCTGCGTAACCCCTTTTTAATAAAACATCTTTGCCGGTTTTCCCTACCGCTTTTAATAGTTCTACATTGTGCATATTTCTACTGCCTACCTGAATAATATCGCAATTATCGGCAACCATATTAACGTGATGTATTTGTGTTGCTTCTGTTACTACTGGCATAAATTTACGTATATCGTTTAAGATATAAAGCCCTTCTTCTCCCATGCCCTGAAAGTCGTTTGGTGAAGAACGTGGTTTAAATGCCCCACCCCGATACATATTTGCACCAGCTTGGTAAACAAATTCTGCTATACGTAGTGCTTGGTCGTATGACTCTATAGCGCATGGGCCTGCTATTATTAGCATATTATTCTCCTTCTTTTATCGGTTCAAACTGAATACCGTTATCACCTTTATATGGTTTGGCGTGATCATGCAACCCCGTGAATATCTCGTTAGGAATCCCATCAGGGTAAGCACTACAGACAAATTGTCCATCATAACGTTTACACTCCATACACTGTTCTGATTGCATTTTATCACCTCACTATAGTGCTTATTGTTTCATTGTACGCCTTCAGCACGTTAGCAGGCAATTCATTTTGCCGCCCCTGTGCAATCGCGGATGTAATCTCAGCAAATAGTTCATCGTTATGGGATGCCGCGTACTCAGACACCTTGAACGCGTCAATCCTTGCAACATTATTCTTTAATAAAGCATCATCGAATTTCCCAGCCAACTTATACTTCATCTCTATGGCGTGACCATTTTCGTGGGCGATTAATGACATTATGTAATCGTCTGGTTTTGCGTCTTGTGACCATGACCATCTCGGTGTCACCGACGTATTCGCAAACGCCCTTTTCGCCTTGTCATAATCATATAATTCATCACCATACGATAATGTTTTTGCTTTTTTCGCCAAGTCTGTGGCGTGATACTGTTCCCACCTTGTATTCATTTTGGCGTGCTGTTTAGCAGATGATGTAACCGCTGTTTTTTGTATTTCTAACCGCAAACTATCACCGGTTTCTCTACTATAGACATGTTTCGCAGTTCCACGCCCGCCACCCTTTGCAGGTTTCCATTGTATTACTTCGGTCTTAAAGTCATGCCCCTGCCTTGTTGCGTGCATTGCCCTACTTATTTCGTTTAGCTGATCCAATGATGCACCTTCAAGGTTTACATTGTCCACGTACCGACCGAGATATTTAAGCGCATCTTCCTTCGATGTTGCGGGAATAAAATCAATGATTCCAAGCACCCGCGGTTCCGCAATATCCGTAAACAAATGCGGCTTTATACCTTTCTTTTTTGCCCAGTCCATATAATTGGAGTATTTGCCAATAAAACTACCGGGTGCGTCATCGTAACGATAACCCCTGTATTCAAATTTTTCACCGGGCGTAACGCCTACTAACGAGCAGCGGCAATTTATATCGTCCAAAGCACTACCCATTAACCCCGGCCCTTGCCCTTTACCGCCTGCCGGTGAAACAAATTCTTCATTTATGCCTACTGTCTGCCCATCCAATGTCGCATGAGCATCTCTTGTTCTTTCGTCTAATGCCGCTACCCATTCTTTTTCTAAGTTTAAACCTTTCTTGTGGGCAAAATTTAATGAGTCCAAGTTACCCTGTTCTCTGCAACGATGCCCTTCTGTTCTTGCTATCCGTTGCATATCAGCAGCACTTTTACCCATTCTATCAGAAACAGCATTAGCCATTTGTGAATAGTCTTGTCCTTCACGAATACCTTGTGCTATTGATTCCCTTATTTGCCCGGTTGCTGTTGCTATATTTTTGGTTGACCTACCCGTCCAGTCAATACGGGTATAGTCATTAGCAATAGCCGCTTCAACTTGTTTTTCGGGAACAAGGTTAAATGAAATATTTACGTTTTCATCGCTAATAGCCATAATTAGTCTTCCTCTTCAATAGAAAATGCTGTTGTATAATATGCTTCTTTATATGCTTTTTCTAAAATTGTTTTTATTAGATATTGTTGTCGCCTGTTTAGTTTAGCCATTTCTTGTTTAATTGTTTCTTCTAAATGGTCTAACCTTTTATATTTAAGCATTTCGCCCCAGTCTAATTTACCATCAACTGCATATTTTTCATAAACAATAGCCATTGCCAGTCTAATATTATCAAGGGCTTCCCGGTATAGACCAAAACCTTTTTCTTCTATTTCTTGTTCAATTAGTTCATCTATTGCTTTACCGCTAAAATACATATCCCTTGATAATGACATAATTATTCTCCTTGCCCTTTATACCATTTATACCAGATACCCGGCATCTTGAATATAACGACACACCAACCATAAAACCCAGCAGTATAGTTTTCGGTAAATGTTTTGAAATAAAGAATAGGGAATGCCCACCATTTAAGACGAATAGAAACGCATGGTTTGCCGTCAATATCTGCTACTGGTCTCCCTATATGAAAATAGTTTAGTTTCATTCCCCTTTGCCCTCCCAGTCTTTAAGCACCATTAAAGAAATGCCGACAAAGATAAGTGCTATTACTGCCAGAAATAATAATGGTTTTAGCATTATTGCTCCCCCTTTCCACCTTCCGCCCTGACCGCTTCTAATGCGTAAACTAAATAACTTTCTAATTCTGCATCATCGCATTTATATAATACGCTAAAGTCAATATGACAAAAGTTCCCGTCATCTACCGGTTCAAAGTTAATTGTTAGTGACTGGGGTAATTTCATTTTCTGCTTCCTCCTCTTCGGTTACAAACCCCGTTGCCCGGATTGGATTATAGTTATCTAAATTAATTTTGCCTTCCCGTTGCAATTCTACTCTTTCACCTTCTTCTACCGGGTCTTCAATAAATGGTAATGCTGCCCTTAATGTTTCATCAGAAATAAAGTCCCTAAGTTTAATTACCATATCTACTATTTCCGGTAAAGCTGGTGGTGCGTTACGGGTAAAAACAATACTAACTTCACGCCAGTCAAATTGTTTACCTTTAACGCCAAGAAAGTTGGTAATTAATTCTATTCTTCTTTGTAGTGCCCGTTTAAACTTTCTTTCTTTTTGTGCCGCTTTTTGTTCGATACCCCATAGTTTAAATTGTAAAGCAATACCTGATACATTACCCGCAAATTTCTCATCTGTTAAATTCGGGGTTAGACTGAACCTATGTATATCTTCTTGTAACCGTTCTTTATAGTTTTCTTGTGCTGCATCGTTTACATCTTTAACCAACCAATTTGCATCCCCGTCATCGTCAACAAGAATAACCCTTCTTTTGCGCATATCTTTTAAGTCGTCATCATCGGTTCCACTCATATTTCTAATTAAAAGAAAAGCATCGGCAAAACTTTCAAAGTCGTTTGCCATGTCGCTTTGCACTTTATCATAAGCGTCTATTAATTGAATAACTTTATCAAAGTCGCCCTGTCGTTCATCGTTATTCTGAAATTCAATAACTGGGACAGCACCAAAACTATGTAATACCCTGCCGGTTTCTACTGAAGCGTCCCCAGTTCCCTGATAACTAATTATTTCGGTATCAGTATAAACGCTTGCGTTTGTTATTATATCGTCGCTAAATAGGTCTGGTGTATACCAAAACCTAATAGCAACTATCGGTTCCGGTTCAACTAATGTATTGTAGATCATAATTAAGTTTTCTGGTTGAATTGCAGCGAACCTAACTTTAGCATCTTCATCGGCATATAATAATTCATAACTACGCCCTTTAATACCCATTATTTTTGCTAATTCCATATTTTCGTCTTGTTCGTCGTTATAGTCGAATATATTTTGTAATTCGTCGGTAAACCCTTTATCTTCTTTTGCTGATGTATAGGCGACCGGTTTACCCATAAAATAACCTACATTGACATCAACAATATAACCGGGGAAATTGTTTACCAGTTTATTATTGACATCCGTATTAGTTGAACCAGCAGTTCTATTTAATATATCTTGTGCGCCTTCGTAATAGTTTTGTGCTATTAGAAAAGACGTATATTGGTTCGACTTGGTATATTCATCTATTAATTTATATACCTTTTCTGCTGTTAGCGTTTGTGGGTCTAATTTAGCCTTTATCATTTAACCACCCCTGTTTCTTAATTACGGGTTCTATTTCTTTTACTTCCTCGACCTTCCCCTTTTCTGCCACCGCCTGCCAATTCCCGCAGGGTATATTGACCCCTTCATCGTGGCGGCACTCATGCACCTGCACCTTGTAATTCTCCACTGCACCTAAGGCTTTAAGTATCTCCGTCTTGACCGCTTCTTTGTTATCAACGGTTATCTCAACCTCTTTTTTATCTTCCATTACCTTCTCGGTATGATATTCAGGGGGTAACTTTAATTTCTGCCCGCCTAATACCGTCAGTTAGTTCAGTTTCAACTTCTTCAGCAACCGCCGATAGTGATATGTCTTTACTGTTCGTATAGCGTATGTCATATACTAACTTCACGGCTAACTCACCCCCGCCATATAATTTGCAATAGATACTAATGACCCTTCGTGATGGACAAAGTTGTAAACTACAGCGTCCACGCAGGAAAGTGCTTGCCATGCGCACCCCGTTATCACACCATTGTTTGCCCCTACGCTGTCATAGACGGTCGTGCCTGTTGCTTCGTTAAGCGGGTATTCCGTTACATCATTATAATTAAAGTCCCAAATTAACCCGTGGAAAGTTCTATCGGTTGCCGCATTATTTCCTACTATTAAATCGCTACCCGCATCAGTTATCCGCGTTCCAACCGGGGTTGTATCTTCTGTAATTGCTACGACTACATCATTTACCGTTATAACAGGGTCATTCCCTACGGCATCAGCGTCATATTCTACTTTTACTGTATTAACCGCACTTAAGTTAATAACCCGATTATCGGTTGTCCATAATCCATCAGCAGCGCCATCAAAATCTACCCAAAATCCAAGTTTGGCTGTTCCGGCATCTTCATCATGAACATAAAGTCGATGACTTGTTTTGTCATACACTCTGCCATTATCGTTTTCACCATCACTGACGGGTCTAATTATTGCCTCAACCGTTCCCCCACCATCAAAGACATTCTGAATACTAGCGGCATCGGTTACAGTGATAAGGTCGTCAACGCCATCGAAGAATGGCGCAATAGTTCTATTCCCCAACCATAACAGGCTATCGGTTGTCACATGCGCCCCTGCTGTGCTCCCCTCAACGTATGCCCCTGTGCCGACCTTCGCACCGACAATTAAATTCGTGCCGTCACGCCCACCGTAAACGTGTACCTTATCGCCTATCGCCCATGTTAAGGCGGAAGTTGCTGCTGTGGCGATGCCGTTGGTGAATTTCGCTTTGTTGTCTGCGCCGTCAATGTATAACCGATATGCCCCCTGCCGCCAGATTGTTCTTGTTACTGCTGTCGTGCTTGCAACGGGCATGACTATGCTTAACCCTCTACCATGAACGGCGGGGCAGGGGACTGTGGTTAAAGTATACCGTTCGGGAGTGCGTGTTCCTGCGCCGATATGCCACGGGGTGGGGTGTCCTTTTTCGAATTGTAGGCAATCAATATAAGCAACTGTATTTAATGCTGCCATGTGAGCATCTAATTCCCAGACAAAAAAATCACAGATTGTTCTGTCCGAATAATCCATTGTCCCCGTAACGGTTAGTAGATTTTCACCTTCCTGTAGAGTTATAGTTTTGTCAGTAACCCCACTGACTGCATTTGCCCCACCATCAAACCTGATACGGAACATTATATCTCTCCCGATGTAATCATTTCCCGGTGGCAAATACAGAACCAACTGTGCCGAGCAGCCCCAGCATCTGAAACGGTAATCTTTTGTGAATATGTGCCGTGTTTCGCCCATTCATCGGATTGCGATTGAGTATAACGGGCCAAATACTGAAAAACCGTTGACGATTCAAAGCTACTGCCGTCAGCCGTCAGCAAGTTTACTACTTCTTTGGATATACGTAAGCCATCATCCTCAAACACGGGAGTATTAGCCGCGACTAATGTGCCATCTTCATCATAGGCAACGGATTGGCGAACAAGTTGAAACGGTTTTATCCCTACCGTAGAAAATAGAGTTGTTTTAAGTTCCCATACCAACCCCGCAAGGGTTGATAATTTAACGGATAGCGCAAGGGCTATTGTTCGCCATCTTGCCCCGTGTTTATACATAGAACCATACCGCCCATGTTGCCCCGTCCCAAATATAATAAGTCCGGGTATCAAATTCATAGAATGCTGCACCTATTGCTTCGGGTGTTGGTTTAACAGATGCAGAAGTGCCATAATAGTCTTCTGACATCATCGCTTCTGTCAATGGTTTAAATTCGTCTGCTACTACATCAAAATATTGTGGTATTGGGTCGCCGTTTAAGTCTCTTAAAATTGCTTCTGTTGCGTAACCCATTATTAACCACCCCTTTCATACTTTCATAATTGAAATAACCGTTTAATTTTATTGTTCTTATTTCAATTCTTGCGAAAAATATAAAGCCGAACTGCCGAATTTTATTAAATGTAACTGCCGAATTTCGTAATGTAACTTACTAATGTTACAATATAATTTTATCGGTTACATTATCACCCCTACATAGAATAAAGGCTCATTATCGCCCTTGTTGCCCACGTTCTGCTATTATGGGCAATCGTTGCTCATGTAATTATCGCATTGTAACATCGTGATATTAAATTCTTTATTACATGGTTCTACCATTTGAAAACTACAATTACCACGATGCTTGCAAGTTTTACATAGACAACCTTCACATTCTGGGTTCAATTTATCGCCCCAATCTAAAGAGCATTATTTATACTTGCTCCTTTTGTTTGTAACCCATAATATTTTTATGTGTTACTCGCATTATTGTCAATAATTCCCCGGTGCGCACCCCGCCTGATGAATACGTATTCGACCATCACCAAGCAGGGCCGGGGTTCCTACCGTTGCGTTCAGGACTTACCCTTTTAGCAAAAGCAGGGAGATGATACTTTTAGAACAAGTCCCACCAAACTGGGACACTTTGTGCCTTAGTAATAGCATGGATTCTTGCTTTACCTATACCAACTAAAGCGGTGTTTGATGTTACTTCTGGCGAAACGAAAGAACTATTAAAGTCCCATTCGCCGTCTAATTCTACTGTTACTTCATGGTAGCAGGTTTGGCTTTGTGCCATTACTGGTGTTGCTAAAAACAGAATACATAGTGCCATAATAATAAATGTTCTCATATTCATACCCCTTTATAAATAATAATTGGTGGATGCGGTCGGAATCGAACCGACGTTCAGATAGTCCCGGTTAACGGGTTTTCTACCTGTCTCACCATTTCGCACCCATTTAAATTAAAACTAATTTTATTTCTTCTATTAGCTTTTCTACCTTTTCCATTGCTTGTTCAGGTAAAGGCCACGTTTCTTCTTTGAAGTCAACCATTCGGTATAATTCGCCTACTGTTTCTTCAATTTCGTCTAACTTCTTTAATATTGTTTTGTTAGACATTTTTATCCCACCTTCTACCTTTATCGTCAATATCGTAAGCGGTTATTTTAATATCTTTTGCTTGTTTTAAACCTGCTATCGCCGCCCCTCTACTTGCTATTCTATCACAGAATTCTATTATTAGCAAATTGCCGTCTTTTTCAATTTCTAAGAAAGATTGCATTATCTCAACCCCAAACTACTCTTGCTAATTGACCTTACTTTGTTGTTATAGCGGGTATCATCTTCAAGGGCGTAACGGCAGCTGTCAATTCCGTGGTTGTCATAGTCTGGGAATTGGTTTTTTACTAAACCTTGTGGCCCCTGTTCCAGCGCATAATTTGTAAACTCTCTTGCTGCTAAAGGGCATCTATCTGGGTCAATTATTATTTTGTCTAAACTCTGTAAAAACTTTATGCCGTGTTCGACAGAGCCTTTGCCCTTCTTCGCACCCTTTATTCTCATGCCAAACATTTTTAATTCTGCTATGTCTTTTGGTGATGCTGAGTCCGCTACTGTTAATACATCATTGAACGGTTTGACTTTATTCCATAATTCTCTATTAAACATTCCTAACCCTGCTATTTCCTTTAATAGATAAATTCTTCTTCTTGTTTTGTCATAGTATAAACGAATAAAACAGTTCGGGTCAGATGCGAAACCAAAGTCCAGCCCTTGTCGTAATTTATCGAATGAGTCCAATTCTTCTGCTGTTATTTTTCTTATTTCTAAATTGGTGAATACCTCTAAACCGGTTCCTACTTCTTCGCCTAAATATTCATGTCTATATGACGTGTCATTTGTTTTTTTTAGATGTTCCGCTTCTGCTAAAAATGTTTGTCCTAACCAACCTTCTGGGACAGATAAATAGTCGGAGTGATGGACGCGCCTATTTGGTTTGGTTAGTTTTACTTCTTGATTAACCCAACTTCTTCCGCTCTTTGGCGGGTTATAAGAATAAAAACTTATTCTTTCTTGGACTTCTTCGCCCCGGAATAATGACTGGATAATATTTCTTAATTCTTCTATATTGTTAAACTGGTCAACTTCTTCAAACCATGCGTATTTAATATATCCTTTACCTAAATTTATTGACTTTAATTTACGGGGATTATCTGCCGCCCTGAATACTATTTTTTGTCCTGTTGCGTTTAATATAATTTGCATTGGTGAAACGTTAAACGTAAACCTGTCTGCAATACCCATTTTATTTGCTGTCCATTCAAATTGCCCATATACGGTGTCCCTTAATTCGTTCTGGTATCTTCTTAATGCAATAGCATTTGCCTGCGGGTCTTTTAACATTCCTAATAATATCTGAATAGAAATAAATGTTGACTTGGTGCTACCCCTGCCACCCTTTAGCCAATATTCATTATATAACCCTTGTTTTATTTCTTGGTGTAACCCATAGAAATGCGGGGCTATTATATTGGATATTATTAATTGGTTTTGTTCTGCTACCGCTGGCATAATTTATCCCCTTTTTACCTATAAATTTTATTGTTTTCTATACAAAAGACGGGTTTTCCTGATAATTGTGCAATTTGTTCTGCTTGAAAACTATCGCTTTCTATGAAAATAATACCGTTTTCTTGTATATATCTTGCGCTTTTATATGCTGGTGTATTCTCTACACCGGATAATTCTATTGGTTTCATTATTAATTTATTGGTAATTCCATGTCTTTTTAACCATTTTTCTGTTGTTTTTCTATGGTTTTCTGTTCTTCCTGTTACAATTATGTCTGTTGACCTATCTGGTTTTTGTATTAACGCTGCCGTTTCTAATGCTAATTGATATTCTTGGGTGCCCGGTTGTTCTTTTATATCTTCGCATATTACACCATCAAGGTCATAGATAATTATCATTTGCTAATGCCTTTC